TCTTGATAGCTTTGATTTTCTCAATAGCTTTATACTTTTGTTCCTGAGTAAACTTTGTCTTGTCTAACTGCTCAATTAAGAACGCTTTTTGACCTTCGCTAACTTCGTCTTTATGCTCATTGGTAGCATCTGCATCTTTGGTGTCGTCTATTGCAAACAACCCGTTAAGTGCGTACTTCCTGGCATAGCTACTTGCTGCTCCGGTAATCTGCGAAGCATCCATTCCCTTTTTGTTTTCCTCTTCACGAGCAAGACCTGTGCAGGTAATGTTATCTTCTCCGTTATTTAGACAAGCCGTAGCCTTTACATAAACTCGACCACCTACTTCTATTACCTCGTCGCTTAACATTAAAGCATAGCCGTATTTATGGCATATAGGTTTTGCAGCTTCTATAATATCTTCTGCACTTCGGTACTTGTATTTAGCAAAAGCATTAAATTGGTTTTTAGGTGCTTTTAATTCCTGTTGAATTTTAATTAGGCTCATTGTTATTTGTTTTGTATGTCTATGTTATAGTGTTCTAAAATTTCGATAATCGGTTCTTGTCTTTTCTTTAGGCTTACAAAGTATTCGTAAGCTTGTGAATATTCTAAGTACATACTTGCGCTATCGTATTTGTTATCTACTAAAGTGTAGTAGAAAATTGTGCCGTCTGGCTTAGTTTCTTTTACAAATTCAATCTTCATATAATTCGTTTTTTAAAAGTTCAAGTTCTGCATTGTGTTCTACCCAACGAGTAAACGTGTAATCGTCATCTTCGTAGTCGTAGTTTTTAGGCAATAGAGCAGGGTCATAAGGGTTTGTTGTACTCCTGCTCCCGTCAATTAATATGTTCCCGTATCGCTGATATTGGAACATTTGGTAGGTGGTTAAGTGTGTCATTGTTTGTGTTTTGTTTCAACAAAGATAACACAATACACAATACGAAGTGCAAAACTATTAAAATATTTTAGAATTATTTTTGCAACATTGTTGCATTTGTACATAGAAACGTACAAAATAACGTACAAAAGGTAGTAAAAATACTACCTATAAAAGCTTTTGGAAGTAAAGTTTATCGTGTCCCCCGTATGAATATTCGGGTAAGTAAAGCCTAAATCCACACGAGATTAGGTTATTAGCAGAAGGGAAGTTATCTAACGTTGTGTATGTAATAGCTATATGACAAAATGTAGATGCTGCCTTTAACCTGGTCTTAATCATTCGTCTTTGTATGCCTTGTCCTCTATGTGATTTCTTAACCCAAGCACGATTAAATATGCAAATGCCTTTTGAGTAAATAGAACCGCAATAAGCAACTATATCGCCTTCGTCAAGCATAACCCACCACTCACGATTGAACTGGAACTCGTCAGCGCAACCCTTAAAGTTTGGGTTGGTGTAATCTAATTCCCTTAGTTGCTCGTAGGTTTCTCGGTCTAAAATATTGCCGAAGCTAAATATCTTTTTGAGGCGCATTGTGTATCTGTTCAAGTTTGGTTAAATAAAGTATGGCATCTTGTAGCTCTTCCTTTAGGTGCGTTATCCATTGCCCAGTACTTAAATCTGTTCTATCCATTGTAGTTCCGTACTTTGATTTGCCTACAAGTTCACGCCTACGCATATCTTCAATTACTAAGCTAAGTATTTTACTATCCATTTATTTGTCGGTTTTGCTATGTATCTTAAAACAAGTTTTGCACTTGTATAATATCTTCTTTACTCCTGTTGCAGTTGTGCGCCTCATTTGAATAACTATCTCATCGCTTCCACATTCAGGGCAAGAGCCTCTATCCTGTCCGAATATAACGCCGTAGTGTGTTTTAGGTTCGATGTGGTTTTTAAGGGCGTTAAATACTTGCTCTAATAATACAACATCTTTTTGGCAGTACTTAATCATTTTAGCCATAGCCACTTTGTCCTTATGCAAGACAATGTCCTTCCATAAACTATATTCGGTCTTTATCTTTTGTCCGATACCTAAGTAGTCAGCTATGTAATTAAGCTTGTTGCTATTAAATCTAAACTTACTTCTGGCTATTTTAAGCGTGTCAATAGTCGTATAAGAAGGAAACATATCTATCCCGTGAAACAAACACCTGGTTCTAATCCACGGCAAATCGAATTTATCTCCGTTATGTCCTATAAGTTCCGAAGCAGTATTAGCTACTTCTACAAACTTTTGTAACATTCTTTTGTCGTTTTGTTTGCTATCCCATTGTAAGTAATGGACTTCCTTCTCGTCTTCCCACTTGTAACATATACAAATGATTGCCCGTTCTTTAATAATACTTTCAGTTGATATGTTTAATTTGTAACCTGCGCTCCAAAAGAAACCGATGTTAGGGCTTGATTCCAAATCGAAGTAGAGTCGTTTGCGTTTTGATTTTAGCATTATTTATTTTTTGCTGAATTTATCTATTGTGGTGTAACCCATAGCAAAGAGCGTGAGATACAAGACCGCATCTACCAACTTATCGCTTGGGTTAATTTTTAAGATTATGTTTAAGAACAGGGATATAAAAAGACATAAGCTGCCAAGCATTGCAACCACTCTTTTGTGGCTAATACTGTTGCTTTCGTCTGATAATAAATTTACTAATATAGTTCTAAAGTTGCTCATATAGTTTAGCTTCAGCCTCTCTCCGCCTCACTAACCCTTTTAGCACTTCGCCATTTGCTCTCACCCACTTTTTAAATTCTGCACTAATGCTTGGGTCTTTAGGGTTTGCGTTCACCTTCTTTAGTAAAGTGCTTTTCCTAAAATTCCCCATACCTACATTAAAAGCAAACGAAACAATCGCAGAAAAATTGTTTGCCGTTACATTTGATTTTACAAGCACATCTACTCCTTTTGCAAAGTCATCGACTATTGCGTTAAAGTAATCTTCTGCCTGTTGCTGCGTAATTACATCGCCCTCTTTTACTTTTGTTCCGTCAGGGTAAAAAGTCAAACCCCAGGAAATAGTCCATAAACCAGCAGGGCATTTATACGCCTTTAACTTGCAGCCTTCGAACTGCTTTATTAAATCTCTACCTGCTTTGTTTACTTCCATAATCTATTCCAATATGCTAAAATTAACACAATCGCTATTATTAGACCGATTAGAGCCTTCCAAAAGTTATTTGCAGTACTTACCTTGTTTTTATCTACAATCGAAATTTGAGCCGTTTCTGTGCGATTAAACGCTATTGTATCTTTTTTAACTAAGCTATTGTCGGTTTGCTTGTCTTTTGTCTGGTATACCCACTTAGTTACGATTTTGGGAACTACTATAATGCTATCCTTTGTTACACGGATAGTGTCATAAATAGTAACCTCTTTTGTAAATACTTGCTCCTTTTCTATAATCTTGGTAACGCTATCGTAAAAAGTAAGATGCACGGAGTCAATCTTAGTTGTCCCCGTGCTATCAAATCTCTTTTCAAACTTCTTAACCGAAGCGCAAGATGTAAGTAATAAGGCTAAAAGTATTAATCTCATTTAAGCTTTTTGGTCATTTTGTAATAGTATCGAATAGCCATAAGACCTGAAACGATAGCCACCAAACTTGCAATCAATGTGAATAGCGGTTGAATATTTGTAATGCTAATAGTAGCACTAACTAAAGAAACGATTGTTGATTGGTCTGCTTGGTGGTTATTTGCCATTATAGTTCTTCTTCTTCTTGTTTGTTAAATTCTACGCCAGTAACCCAATCTTGTAAGAATGTGAAATTCTCCAAGCCTTGTGGATTGACTACGTTAATTATTTGAAAATCAAATTCTTTATCATTTAAGGCTTCAATATCTTTAGTTAGCTTCTTGATGCCTTCCTTTGAGAATTTGTACTCCCCTTTGTCCGTAAGCAATAAGCAGTCGTTACTATCCGTTTGTGCATTGTCTAAACGTAAAATCTCAACTTCGGCTTGGTAGTCCTCGTGATAGGCTTTAACCTTCTCGTAGATTTTAAAAAGCTTCTTTTGTGTCTTTGTGTCCTGGTTGCCGATTACGACATTGATGCTGCTTACTAATTGTAATAGTTGTTTGTACTTCATACGTTGTTTTTTATTTGTAAAGATATATTAAGGATTTTGAAACGGCAAAGGCAAAGATATAACCTTAGGATTAATTTGGTCTTCAATCTGGCTATCTAAGTTTTCGTTAAGCGATTCAGTGTCTAATCCATTTTCAAGCCAAGAACATACCATTTCATAAGTAACTTGGTCATAAGGTACGAAGTCCGCAGGGTCAGGAGAAGGAACGCTTAACGTACCATAAACCTCAGCGAAGTAAGTTTTATCGTTTTCTACTTGCTCCGCTTGGTAGCGATAATGTATTACGCAGATTACGTCTGTTAAACCTTCTGCATCTTTTGGATAGCTATCTAAAGAACTGACTACCCATTTGTAAGTTGTTGCCATTTTTATTTTATTTTATCGTTTAATTCTTGAATTGCTTTAACAAGTATTGTAAAGATTGCTTCTTTATCAAGACCTAAGTAATCTTTAATGCCTAAGTTTTTAACTAAGTCAGGCATTACTTTTTGAACTTCTTGTGCTATAAACCCATATTGTTTGCCTTGATTAATCTTATCTTCTTTCCAATCAAAAGTTACTGGGTTAAGCTTTAATACTTCATTTAAGCCATAAGATATAGATTGAATATTATTCTTTAATCTTTGGTCGGAAGGGTTTGTGCTTGTTAATGTACCACCATTTGAGTATACTAAACCTGTACCAAGATTAGCAACAATAGCAGAACCAAAACGTGCAGTACCATTTACATCTAATAAATAACTTGGAGAGCTTGTATTTATCCCAACATTCCCCCCCGCTGTTATGCGCATACGTTCGG